ATAGTATTGGCATCGGTAGTCAGGGGGGATCCGGATAGACGGCTGTAGAGAGGGCTGTACCCAACACCTTCCTTGGTGGTCGCGGAAGCGTTGAGCTCATTGTCCAACAACTTCGCGAGGTGGGCCCGATCGTCGGGGTTAACCCAACGCAAATAAGCCGCTCTCTCAATGTAGGTCCGCAGCCATTGCGAGACCCGTCCGTCGAATCGCGTAAAATCCCCTTCAGTGATCCGTTCATACATCGAGCACAGGTCGACAACGCGTGATGCAACTTCACGCGGTGCCTTGCCGGGACCGTACCACTCTCGATCTAATAGCACATCGGCTTTGAACGAGTATGTGTACGAGCTGAGGAGCAAAGTATGCTCCGTCGGCACTGTGGAGATGTTTCGCGGATCAGCCACCTTACCGTAAGACTCGGCCTTCATGAAGGCTTTTACGGTAAGGTATGGCTCTGAACCGATCCAAGCGCGCTCCTGTTCCGATCGAGCACGCTGGGTAGGGCGATCTTGTATCTCGATCACAGCGGCGATCGAGTACGGCACACCGAGATGGGGTTCAGGCACCAACTCCTTAAGGAAGTCGGCGGCCCACTGATTGTAGCGGGATGGCGGTGTGACCAGATTAACCTGCTTGGTCACACGCCCCTGAATCGACGCCGTATCGTTGTTGTAAGACCTATTCGGCACAAAGTCAGTGTTGACGACGATCGGTGGTGCGACGGCACGTCCGATCTCTCTTCCGTCCTCAGTGACAAATGGCTCGAGGGTCTGGTAATTCCGTGGCTTCATTGCGTCAGGCGCCGATGCGGTCTGCGAGCCGGAGCGCGCATCACAGCCATCGACGATGGTCTTAAAGAGCAAAGCGGCCGCTACGGCGTGATTCTCGTATTTCTCCTTACGGAGATAACGCTCCACGTCGCCAATCGTCGGCTTCTTTGACTCCGCCATTCGAATCTTGACGGCATCGAAGACGTCCTCGCGGACCTCTACGGATGTCGCCAGATCTGGACGCAGCACGGACACCCAACGGGCGTCTTCCTTCTTGTACTTGGAGGCAATGAATGACCCATTGCTATACGTCCGGCGGCCAAGATAACTCGACCACCAGAGCCAACCCCAGAATCTGATCTTCTTCCGGGGCACCAAGCACACCACTCGGTGATGTCCGCTACCCTTGCGAACGTCAACAGAGGAAACGATCCAAGTGAGCCATCCGGTTCGGGTCACGACATAGTCGCGGTCATAGTCCCAGACCTGGTGCCGCCATACCGACGAGCCGTTAACATCCATGTTCACACAGTTCTCAGTGTCTATGTGATAGGAGTACTCCTTACCGGAG